ACGGCACCGCTCACCGAACGAGATAACGTGAAGACTAGTTCATTTCCGATTGAGTCTTCGTTGATGGCGATGGAGGAAATCCCAACAGTTCCTGCGTCATCTACAATCCTGAAGCCCTGATCTTGGGTTGGGCGAATGTTGACGGAATCAAGAACCAGCGGCAGCGATGGCACGTCAAAGCGAGCTATGATTTTCCCGTTCCTAAGATACGCCGACAATGGGTTTATGAAATCAGGCTTTCGCCTGTCGAATACAATTTGCTTATAGGCTCTACCAGTGTAGGCCCCCAAGAGCTTTCTACCTAGTGCGCTGAAATGAATCTGATCAGGTAAGTGAGGGATGTGATAAACCGGCGTAGAGAGGCAAATCAGTTCACTGCTTCTGACGGCATCGAGCTGTTGCAGTGTTGCATATGCAGTTGCCGTAGAGGCTCCAGAAACCGTTTGATAGGTGATCATGTAGACCGGTGAAGTCTGTCCAGTAATCGCTTGGATGTCTGTTTCAAGGTCGCTACGGATCTGGGTTAATTGTGATCCGTAGTCGATTGTTCCGCTATTCGCTTCACCTTGTATCCATGCAATAGCGTGGACCGCATAGTTGGAGTCCAATGCTTCCGCGCCATTAACATGATCGAGAAGCAGGTTGTAAGTCGTTTTCCCTTGTGCGAAGTTATCAATACTTGCGCCGCCTTTTCCTACAGCAGACGCCAGAATTACGTGATTTGCCGGGTCAAGACCGTTCTCAACTATAGAGAGAGTTGATGCGTAATTTGCAGCGCCTGAGCAAGGCGTTTCGCCCAGCGTCGTAGTTCCGCTTGTGTTGTAAACCTCTCCGCTTTCGACAAGAGGCTTAAAGGAGGAATAGTCGAAGCTTGTGCCGTCGTATGCGCGTGCGCCCCCGTTAAAGGTGATATTACTGTAAGGCTGCGTAGCGCTAATTACTTGACCGCCCGTATATCCAAGAGCATTTGACTGTCCATAGACAATAAGATGGTTGACAGCTTTGGCGATTGGAGGGCTGGATAGTGGTTGAATTGTTTTTGTTCTATCAAACGGAGATACCGTGCCTCCTCCAACCCTTAGTTCTGTAGTGCTCGCGGTATTGATTTCTGCTTTTGTAATCTCTAATTCACCTGCTTTGGCTTTTGGGAAATACTGCGCACCGTCTGGATATACGCCTCGCGTTATCCTGTCGTTTTTGTCAACCTCGATTTGAACGTAAAAGTCATAATCAAAGACTTCTTTGATCTCGTTATCGCCCAGAGCCGTCAGCTGCGCTGCTCGTGTTGCTTCACCTTCAATTTGCTTACTGAACTGGACAGTGCCATCAGGCCGCACGCCGTAGGCAATGCGATCGGCGCTGTCGAGCACTACGTGGCTGTAAAACTCTTGGAAGACAAAATCGCCAGACTGTGCGCCACCTTCCAGGATGTTCAGCAGTTGCGTGTTGACGCTGTCCAGGTCGATGGTGCCGCTAGAGGCGATCAGCTTGTTGATGACGATCGAGCCGTCCGCCTTCACGCCCCACGCGATGCGCCCGGCTGCATCAACTTCGACTCGTGCATACCCAGATCCATCTGTATAGCTGTCATCACCTTGAACTTTTTCGTCGTCTAAGTTAATGTTGCCGCCTGGAACATCAAAAGCGCCGTCATTTTTAACCCCATACCCAATACGACCAGAAGAATCAACGACAGCATGGCTGTATCCTGAACCGTCTGCGTAGCTGCTATCATCTTCAACCTCGGCACTACCAATCCGCAGCGGATTAAACGTATCATTCAGGAATGCAGCCGCAAATCGCGTCCCAAGCGCAAAAGTAACGTCACTTGTATAGCTTTGATTTGAAACAAATGAATAAGTGCTACCGCTGCGACTTAGCGTTCCATACACCGTACCGAGCACGCCTGTGATGCTGGTGCCGTCTGTCAGATAGCTACTATCAGCAACGCTAACGGTGATCGGGCCGGTGCTGCCAGCGGTAAGCGTTGCCGGTGCTGTCAGCAGAACAGATGCGGTGCCTTCGACTAGCTCAAAAACACGCTGCACTTCGGCGACCACCTCGTTCCACAGCGCTCCACCCATCAGCGTGCTGGTGATCGTGCCCCAGCCCAGTGCGTAGTTACCCGCGCCGGTCTTATACAGCACCTGCTGCGTATCCCCACCCGGCAGCATGGTGACACGGTTGACCGTGCCATCAATCTTTTTCAGGTAGATATGACCGTCAGCTGCTTGGATCGCCAGCTCACCGATATCAATCTCGGAGGCTGCTGGGATGTCCCCCGAACTGACCGAGTGCTTATGGATGATGATATCGGTCATCGGTCTCCAGGCCAGTCGCTGCCGTTTAATACCTTCATCATAAGTGTCAAAGCCCTTCGAGTAGCTCAATCTCCCGAACGGTCACGAATGCAGCCGATCCAGTGATGATGTCAGTTGCCGCCGTGCTGATCGCATTTGATGTAATGATGATTTTTGTTCGGTAAAACAAATCACCAGGCTCTTTCACAACGCTTGCGCCGCCTAATCGCGTTGCTTCCTCAGAGATCATCCAAAACTCTGCATCGGCCTCTGCTTGATCTTGAGTTTCGAGCAAAAGCCTCATCAAGTTGCTTGTTCCTGATCGTGCCATCAACGCATACTGCCTTGGTGCTGGTTCTACTCCTGTAACGCTTGCATTGTTGTAGTTGCCTGTCGTATCAGGGCTGTTGTCTGTGATGCTGGCGTCAAGCAATGTCGTTACATCAGTTGAACCTGCCCAAAGAACGGCATTCTGATAATTAGGGAGACTGATAATTGTGCTGTTTACCGGGTCGATTGTTTCACGTTCAACTATGAAATCAAATGTTCCGCCGCCCTTAATCGTTGACTTGACGCCATCAAAGAATTTATCTCCGAGACCAGTGGTGTCCAATTCTTGCGCGTCAAGGCTTAGGTTCCAACTTTTAAGGCCACATTCAATTCGCCAATCATTCACAAGGCGAAATTCAAGCGTGTCCCCTGCCTCGATTTCGTCAAGGCTTTCTCGGTCTGCCTTAACGTTACGCAACGCTGAATTTCTGTTTCGGTAAAACGCGATGCGGTTGAGCTGATCGACACTGATATAAAGCTGATTTTTATATGGAGTGCTCCCCAGTGCTGTTGGATATGGCTCGGTGTAATCAACCATCTCTAATCTGTCGCGCCATTCAGGTGGAATGCTCGCTACATAAGCTGGGACCAATCCCACGTCTGATGCTGAGGCATTTGGCCAATTTGTCGCGGATGCAATCTCGACGAGATCGCCGTTTCTGTATCCTGTCTGGGTCAAGGTATAAAGCTTTTGCGCTTGATTTATTGCGCCAAAACTCATTACCTCAGGCTGAGGAGCAGAACGCTTAATTACAATGCGGCCAAACGTACCGAGAACAGCCATTACGTCGAGGAGATAGTCAGGTCCCCAGTAAACGTAAATGCAACATTTGTACTCGTAACATCACCCACAGTCACGGTTGAACCAACACTGGTAATCAACACACTGCCTGAAATCGTCTTGCCTGTGGTCAGCGTCAATGTTGCGGTAATACTACCTTGCGAATCAGTATTGATTTTGGCGTAAACATCATCAAGCAGACTGTTTTCGTAGAGCAAAGTTGCACTACCTGATGCACCACGCAACCCCGTTGCGTACACCCTGCTTGATTCACCTAAGTTTGTGGTCTCCAGTGTGTCGCGTGAAATATCAATGCTTGCGTCACGAACCACAACCGTTGAGTCGAGCCCAGTGATCGCAAAGTTGCCTGTTGTGCTGGTGACTGCCATTTTGTACTCCTGTTAGCTCATTCTAAGCTCTGCCGTCAATTCAACGGTCACATTGGAACGACCAGGGGCGACGCTTTCAACTTGTGGTGACGACCCTTCACTAAAAGACCACAATAATCCGGCCCCTGTCGCGCTGGCGTTCAGCCAGCTTTTTAAGGTGGCATCCGCTCCAGCAAATATTTGCGTCGGCAAAGTCAGACTATCGACTGAACCTTTTGCGCTGTTGTATGCGCTGAGGATTGCTGTTGTGTTGGTGTCGTTGACGTTGCCAAATGTCAAGCTAAGTTTTGCACTACTTGGTCTGCTGCCCCAGAGCCTACGGGTGATCACGCCGGATTGAGAAGTTTGCGTTTTAGTGGGCCATGTTGGTGCAACAAATCTGCGTCTTGTTGGTGCAATGCTGGGAAATGTTGTCGCCATCAGTCTTGAATGCTCCAGTTACCAGCGGTGTCGAAGCCATCGGCTAGCTCAAGGATGTCTGAGCTGTTGGTTGGCATGTGCACTGCGTCAATTGTAAACGTGCCCTCTTCAGTTGGCGTTATGCGCTCAATCTGGTAGGTGCGAACCTGTGTGCTGGGAAGCTTAACTGTGAATACAACTCCCGTAGGTGTCGCTGTCTTGCCGCTGTTGCTAACAACCAGCGTGGTGTCAGCTGGTGCTGTATCAGCGTCACCGTTCCAAGCAATTACGGCATAGGAACCGTCAGCTAATGATGTTGTACTGACCAATGCACCCTCAGGAGTTACGACTCCGTTATTGAACTCGTCGTACTCAGTAGCGTCCATCCCGACTTTGATGTAATCGCCTGGTGCCATTGCCATCAAAACGCCTTCATGCGTCGTTGTAAACGAAACAGTATGAGTCGGGATGCGCCTCATCCTGATAACGAATTTTGCTGCATCAATGGCATGTTGTCGGCTGGTGCAATAGTCAGACATATCAATGGTTTCTAGAGATACCGTCTCGCTCGCTGATGATTCACGCACCAACACTTCGCGAACGGTCGGGAACATTCCTGGATTATCCAGGTTTGTGCTTGCGCGTTCTTCGCGGTAACGAACCGACACCTGGATCGGGTCGCGTTCTTCAGGATCAAAATACTGAAGCTTGAAGCTATTTTCGACGATATTGCCTGCAGTAAACAGGCCCGTGATTGCCACAGCATCGAACTGCAGAGCTGGACGCAGGAAAAACTTGCCGTCAGACTCGCCAAAAATTAACAGGTGTGTTGCTGCAACATCAGCGCACCATTGACGAATGTTAATCTTGTCAGCTATTACACCGTCAAAGAAATATTTGCGGGAGTAACACCAATTAGCTGCAGCTGTAAATTCAGGGAAATTCACCATGTCGTCAGTAATTAAATCGCCTCTCCCATAGGTACTGTTGGTCATTAAATCCAACACAATATCTGGAAGCAAATGCGTTGCTCCTACAGCCAAGCTGCTTCGCAGTTGACGGCAGGTTTTACCGCCAGTCACGTAACAACTAAATTGATTGAATTGTTGCCATTCCACTGACGAATTTATGTTGACGCCTACTAATGCGAGGTTGTCATAATTTGCTTGAGTAGAGTTTGGTACTATCTCATTAATGTAAACAATTTCATGTTCTGGCCCTGTCTCGGCAGAAGATGTAATTTCTTCATACACAAAACTTTCAGCCAATTTGCCCCAAGTGTCTATTAACGAAGTATCGCCGTTGCTGAAATCTGCATCTGTTTGTGGGTAGTTTAATTGCCCCTCAGCGGATGGTCTGCGGCCAATGCTGATCGCAAACGTGTCTGCACTTTTTGTGATTTGTATGCCTGTAAACAGCACGCTAATGCCACCTGTTTCCGAAACCAGTTGGGTAGTTCCAAATATGTAACTTGCGTCTAAAACGTATAAATTACTTGTTACATGATTGCGAACTTCGTATCCCGTAAGCGGTTCAATCTGGAACTCCCATTGCTTGACGCTAGGCATATCAAGCTGAATGTAATTAAATATTTGTTGTGACGTTGCGCCCCGAATCCCGTATGCGTTATTTAGGCGGGTAAATGCTCCAGAAGTTCCGGCAACTCGATAGCTAATGTAGAAAAAACTATACCGTTCAGTAGTTGTTGAGACAAGGTTTGAAGAATGTATGTCAGTGTATAAAACCGTGCCTTCGTTTAAAATATTTCCTTTGTAATCCAAGCACGCGCGGTTATCGCACTCGTCATAACCTTTGGAAGTGTCAAAATTAGTTAGCCCGTTAATACGTGTGCCTAAGGTAGATCTGATGCCAAACTCAACTGTTTTACACGGCCTTGTTGTTGATACGCTTGCAATAGCACAACGCATAATATGGCCATCAGTTGTTGCGACATTACGAGGCTCAGGACCACTACCAGCAAGCGACTGGTTAAGCCATGTGTCGCCGTCTTTTTCTATTTGTGATTGACTATTTGTGCTAACGACTCCGGTACGGACTGTTTTGAATGTTGCCTCAACAGTTAGTGTCGCTCCGTCAACTTCAGACTTAAATGGTCCATTGGTTCTGTTAGTACAAACTGCCAATCCAGTACCAATTTTATACAACTCTCCTACAACAATAGAGTCGTCCCAGCCTTGCTGACGGCCCGCAACGACAGAGGCAATGTCCTTGCATTTCTCGACATATGCGTCTTTAATAGAAAACCAACTTACAAAAGTGAATGAGTTGCTAGTCGTCCCTGGACCCTGCCAACTCGCAGTACTAC